TAATACTACGTATAACTCTCGATCTTATGAGATGGCAGGTTTGACCTTGAATAGAGTTATTAAAGAACGTTCACCCAAAGAAAGGCCAATTGTGGTTTCTAAAGTGCCACCCCGAGAAGATGTTATGGAGATAGCTTGTGAGGCTGAAGAGTACCCTAATAAGAAGATCAGTTTAGATAAATTTATTGGTTTGTTTATACCAGAAGAAGAAAACTATGGTACTATACTCGATGATATGACTATCGAAGGAAAGATATATGTGGGAAGACCGGTTTTAGATTGGTTTGGATATGAAGGAGACTACAAAATACAACGTCAAAATTTTAAGAAGATGCTCAAAAACAATTCTATTGAATACCATGAATTGACATATCAGGATAAAGAAATTAATAAGTATCCGACAATCAAACAAGAACTTGCGGGAATGACTAACTGTGGTTAAAACTAAATTCATTGTTATGGATCCTAAAAACCTTAAAAGAGCAATCATGCAACTTAAGACTAAAAATGGCCACATAATCAGAGATTATTATATTGACCTTGAAGAGCTCCTTAAGTTGTACGTTGAATATACGCTTTACTTCAACCATCGAGAGTCTCAAAGAAAGATTACTGATTTGGAGCAAACGATGGCTGAAATGAGGCTTGAACGTAAACAAGATCGAGACTTCATGCGTTCTCTTGGTATCAGTCTTGAGGAAGTCAAAGATCAGAATGAAACTCTTATAGATCAGAATGAAGAACTACTCGATAACAACAAAGGACTCAAGAAAGATGTTAAGAAAGTTCAGCGTAAATTGGGTATCGCGGTCGAGGATAGAGCACCTCTCCCTGAAGATCATGGTCCGAAGGACCATGATCGAGATCCGGCTTTGCCGGATCGAGATGAAGACAAACAAGAGAGATTTGTCCTACTCAAGAGAAATGACGATGAACACCATTCGAGCCCAACATGGTTATACTGAGCGCAGAATTAAGACTCAAAAAACCTTGTTCCCCAAACTTGAAATTTTACTTGATTTTGTGGCTCACCCCAACTCTAAAACTTTGTATAATAGAATAAAGGAGAATTTGAAGGCAAAAAATGTCATATTCAAAGGAAATAACATCGACCTCGAAGACACTGAGATAACAGAAGAAGAACTTATGGTGGAAATGAAGGTCATAAACGATTCTAAACGAAAAGTCTAGAAAATATCAAATTTTAATGCTTAAAATAAGCATTAAAATACTTAAAATTAATTTATATAACCAAACTGTTTAAGCTTTAGTTGTAAAAATGGCCCAATATCGTTTAACTTTATGGTGTAAGGAACCTCAATCAAATTTATTCCATTTTCTTGGCACATTCGTCTTTTAAGTTCATCTCTGTATTTTTGGTTAGTTGAAGCTTCCACATTGCGATGGAAAAATGATGTATAATTGTAGTGTTGTTGACCATTATATTCTACTCCTAATTTTAAGGTTGAGTTGAAGCAATCAAGTTCCAAGTTATTGCCAGTAACAGGGTTTCTTAAAAAGTCGGGTCTAGCCTTTGGGAACGGCACTTGAAGTATGGTTTCCAAATACCTTCGACATTCAATTTCACCTCTTGATTCGGTCTTTGTTTCTGGTGGCGGTTGGCCACCACGATACATATAAATATTTTTTGTATTCAAATTCTTGCTCCATTTACCCTTTTGTTTGGTCAACTTTCGATGTACGAGGACAAGAACCATTATTCCAAAACATCCAAATATTAAGGCATACAGGTACCAACTATCATCAAAATCAAAATTAAACCAATTTTTATGCTTTTTTTTAACCTTGGATGTACGATGATCTTCGTGGAATGGTGAAGTGGACTTAATTTTTTCAGACATCTTTATTAACTCTCTCTAACTCGTCGCGAAACGATGTGCAAAGCAGTTTATCCACAAACTATTTGGTTTAAAAATAGTTGAAAATTGTGGTTCTCAAAACTTTAAATTCATCCACTTTTTGAAAAACTTTTAGATTTAAAAAAATTTTTTCTAGGATTTCAAAATCTGACGATCGCAACTTTCAGATTTTGAGAGACAATCGTAGATTTTTGGAATCTGCTAACCCTTTAAGGCTTACCTTTCAAGCCCAAAGGGCTTGAAAGGGCTAAATATTCGGATGATCGCAACTTTTGAAAATCTACGATTGTCTCTCAATTTTGGTCGTCAACTTTCAAAATTCAGGATTTCAAAAAATTCAGAAAAATGAAAATTTAATGGTCAAAAATATTGGTCCCTTTTAGTTTATGGTTAAAAAATTCGTTTGTGGGTAAACGACAAAGTTTCTGAAGTTTGAGAAGTCCACACAAATCTACACAAACTTTTATGACCAAGTCTATAAAAGCGCAGAAAATTGAAATGATAACTATGAAAAAACTACTACAATAAACTACAACAATGGCTTTTGTAAACGATTTCCTAAAATCCTTAGCTATGCCAATTGGCGATTTGGCCAAGTGGCTCGAAGAAGAACATCAAGTACCAGTCAAAACAACCATTGAAAAATGGAATGAATTGACTGGTATGAATATCACCACATCCGGCGATGTTGATGATGTGGTTGATCAAACCATTAATATTGACAAAAAGAAGAACAGTCCAAGTGGTTTGGATCCAAAAACTTGTCAACATGTTTTTATTGCTGGTAAACGTAAAAATCAACAATGCACCACAAAACCAAAAGGGGGCAACGATAGGTGCAGTTCTCACAAAAATAAAGTCAAAAAAGGCGAGTCATCCAACTCTGATCCAGAGACTCCAAAAAAGAAGCAAGTGAAGAAGGTTGTAAAGTCGAAAGAAACTGTTCAAACTGACTCTGACTCTGAAAGTGAAGATGATGCACCAAAAAAGAAGCCAGTCAAAAAATCAGTGTTTGATGCAGATACAGAAGAAGAGAGCGATTAAATCACTCGAAAAAAAGTAAGTAAAAAATATTTTCCAACTTTTATGGTCTAAAAGACCATCAAAGTCGATACAAGGTAATGAATGCGAGTGGTGTTGAAAAAAATGAAATAAAAAATTGAAAACAATGGAGAATAAAGATAAAATGGAAACATTGGTTTGTAAAAAAGGTTGTTGTTCACTTCGAACTCTTAGAAAACAAAAAACTGAAAATTATGGTAAACCATATCCTTTCGAAAAAAGAAAGGCTGGAGTATTTGTTTACTGTGGAAATATGGTTCTACTAACCCAATCGTATAACAATTGTTGGGGTATTCCTAAAGGTCAGATGGAATCATTTGATTCAGATACAAAAGTATGCGCTGAACGAGAACTGAAAGAAGAAACTGGATTGATCATACAATTGAATGATAGCGACTTGTACAGAATAATATTAGACAATTGTTATGTATATAAAATTTGTGTTGAAAATATGGATATAATCAACCTTGATAATCTTGAAAATTTAGATTCTACTGGTATAGGATGGGTTGACCTTGAATGCGCATTTGACTTTAATTTAAATTTTTTAACCCGAAAAATTTTAATGGGGTACACACAACCATAAAATTCACCGGTTCACTATGGACAAAAAAGTGGGTAAAAACGTTTATAATAAATGAGACCTCAAGTCACGCCAATTTTTCCAAGAAATAATGGTTCACCGCCTCCACCAACAAATCTTCCAATAAGAAACATGAACTCTCGAGAACGCATGTTGAGTTCAGGGGGTTTTGGTGGCGCATTTAACCCTGAAATAGCTCATAGTGTTCACCATGGGCATTTACCACCACTACGTCAAGAGTTCAATCCCCTTTCATTGAATTGTATCAGTATTGCACAGCATATAGATACATGTCCAATTTGCAGTCGTCTTTATGACACTGACAAAACCCTGTATATTTTAGCCATTATAGGACTTCTTATACTTTGTTTTCTAATGGTTAAACGTATAGTTAAACTTTAATATTTATGCTACTTTTATACCTTTTTAGGTATAAAAGTGAAATTCAAGTTTATTCCAATTGTGGAGTTTTGAAACCAGAAACAAAGAAATTCAAATTTTGATGCTTCAAAGTGAGCGGTATTTTTGAATATAAAATTTTATAGACTGCATCCTCCATCTTTGGAAGATCCAGTTCATTTTTAAGAGGCTCAAAATATGTGGCTAAAAAGGCCTCAAAACGTTTTCGTGAAGATAAATTAAATCCTTCAAAATTATCCTCTTCTTGGCCATAATCTTCATCATAC